AATTACAAGGGGTACAGTAATGTGCCCCTTTTTTAAATTTTAAATTAAATTAAATCAAATGAAAAAAGAAAAGACAAGTCCTAAAATGGACACAGTTAAAATTACCCCTAAAAAATCTACACCAAAATTCGTAGATAAACAATATAAACTTACAAGAGAAACAGCTCCCTTATCTTTGATATTAGCATCAAGGCATACAACAAGGTTTCCGTTGTTACACTTTGATGAGGACACAGGTCTTAATAGACCTTTAAGATATGCAAGAAACCAGAACTCTCCATTTCAAGATGAGCAAGATGACAATGCTATTGTTGAGCCAATTGTATTTGAAGATGGATTCTTACACGTACCAAAGAATAATCAGGTACTTCAAAAGTTCATGGATTTACATCCAGGGAAAGGAAGAGTATTTGTTGAAGTTAATAAAGCAAAAGAAGCTGCAGAGCTTGTAGAAGACTTAAACTTAGAAGTGGATGCTTTAATAGAAGCTAGACAGCTAACGGTTGAACAAGTTGAAAACGTAGCTAGAGTTTTATTTCAAAAAGATGTTTCAAAAGTTACTACCGCTGAGCTTAAAAGAGATATATTAATTTTTGCTAAGCAACAGCCAGCAGGTTTTATGAATCTTTTAAAAGACCCTGCTTTAAAATTTAATGCAGACATTCAAAATATTTTAGATAAAAACTTAATACAGCTTAGGAATAATAAAAAAGAAGTGTGGTTTAATACAGATTCAAACAAAAAGAAAATGTGTAACATACCATACGGCGAAGATCCTTTATTTATAATAGGTTCTTATTTTCAAAGCGACGAAGGTTTAGAGTCATATAAGCATTTAAAAGTGTTAGCAAAAAATTCGTAACTTTGTTATAAGTTTAACTATTAATTTTTTTACAATGCAAAAATTTTTAAATATCCCAGTAACTAATGAGCAAAACCAATTGGTAGCCGTTAGTGGAATTGTGTTAATAGAACAAGCTTCTACTACTACAGTCGTAATTACTTATGATGGTGGAAAAGCAACAACTATTACTCACGCAACAGCAGGTGCGGGAGATGAAACGCAAAGAGATGCAATACAAGATGCAGTTGTGGCAGCATTAACTACTTCTTGGACAAACCCAGCTTATAATGTAGAGAACCTACCTTATGCTGTAAGTGGAATAGCAGTCTCATAACGATTTAATCCTTCCTTTACTATCGACAGCGAGAAAGCACCTAAATCTTAGGTGCTTTTTTATTTTATGTATCTTTGTAAAAAGATTTTCAAATGATAAATTCTGTAAGAAATACTGTACTTGCTATTATAAACAAGAATAACTACGGGTATATATCTCCTAGTGATTTCAACTTGTTTGCAAAACAAGCTCAATTAGATATATTTGATGAATACTTTACAAATTATAATCAACAGATAAACGAAGAAAACGCAAGAATATCAGGAACAGGTTATGCTGATTTAAAATTAGGATATGAAGAAGTTATTGATAGCTTTGCAGTAACAAAAACATTGGTTCAAAACGTAAGTAATATTTATTATTTGCCTAGTCAAACCACTACTGGTGATGATTATTATTTAATAAATAAAATATTGTGTTACAACGCTGGGGTATTAAAAGGTGAAGCTGAAAAAGTTAGCAATAGTAAAATTAATTTATTAAATAAATCTCTTTTAACTGCTCCTTCTGATTTATATCCAGCATATACTCAAAAAGGAGACAGTGTGACAATTTTTCCTACAACTTTTAATGGAGCATTAGATGTTCAGGCAACTTACATAAGGTATCCAAAAGATCCAAAATGGACATATATAACTTTATATAATGGTGAACCAGTTTTTGACCAAACTCAAAGCGATTATCAAGACTTTGAGTTGCCTATCGATGATACCAATAACTTAGTTGCAAGAATATTACAATACGCAGGTATATCTATTAGAGAAGGAGATGTGTATCAGTTTGGTTCAGTTGAAGAACAGAAAGAAAATCAAGAATAATTATGACATATATAAATCAAAGAAAATATTATACTAACGACGGAATTAATCCTACGGATTCTAATTGGGGATCTTATCAATATGTGAGTTTGGATGAAGTTATAACAAATTTTGAATTAATGTATGCAGGAAATCATTCATTAATAAATAATGAGAATAGATATAAAATACTATTTCACGCTAAAAGAGCTATACAAGAATTAAATTATGATGCTTTCAAAGAAATTAAATCTTTAGAATTAAAAGTTTATGATGATTTAAGATATGTACTTCCTTCTGATTATGTAAATTGGGTTAAGTTATATCTTTTGAAAGATAATGTTTTAAGAGAACTAACAGAAAATATTCAAGTTCAATCTGCAGTTCAATATTTACAAAATTCAACTGCCGTATTTGGTTATGATGGTGACAATAATGTGTCAACAATTGAATCTACTTTAGATTCTTCAAGAAAAAACGGAGCACTTAAAAGTATTTATTTAAATCAAGATACAGAAGGAGATGTAAACGCTATCTGTAATGATTGTGTTGATGACATTTATAACTCAAGAATAGGAGCTAGATATGGTTTAAATACTGAAACAGCAAATTTTAATCCTACATTCACTATAGATAAAAAAGCTGGTGTTATTAATTTTGATTCTACCATGGCCAACCAACAATGTGTTTTACAATATATATCCGATGGTATGGAAAATGGTGATGACTCTAAAATAAGCGTTAATAAATTATTTGAAGAATACATTTATGCTTACATACAATATGCTATTTTAAATAGTAAATTTGGAGTGCAAGAGTATATCGTTAATAGAGCAAGAAAAAACAAACAAGCTTTATTAAGAAATGCTAAAATCAGATTAAGTAACATTCACCCAAGTAGATTGCTTATGAATCTTAGAGGTGAAGATAAGTGGATAAAATAAAATGGCAAACATTCAAAGAAATTTTATAAGAGGGCGTATGAATAAAAGCCTTGATGAAAGGCTTGTTCCAAACGGAGAGTATATAGATGCTTTGAATGTAAGACTTGGTTCTACAGAAGAATCAGAAATAGGTGCTGTTGAAAATGCTAAAGGAAATACTCAAGTAACTTCTCTTCAATATACTGATGGAACAAAACTAAGTTCTAAAGCAAGGTGTATAGGAGCATTTGAGGATGGTGCAAATGAAACTATTTATTGGTTTGTACACGACCCCGCATTTACTGTAGGCGCAACAGGCAAGCTAGATTTAATTATTTCTTATAATGTAATTACTGGAGCAATATTGTACCATGTCATAAGTATTAACTCAGGAAATAATACTAGCACCACTTTAAATTTTAATCCTAATTTTTTAATTACAGGAGTAAACAAAATAGATAACTTACTTTTTTTTACTGATAATTTAAATGCTCCAAGAGTTGTAAATATAGATTTTAACTATTCAGTTCCATTTAATAATATAGATCAGTTTAGTGATGAAGAGTTGTTAGTAATTAAAAAACCTCCTTTGGCTGCACCAACATTAAATTTATTAAGCACCACTTTGCAAGATTCTTTTTTAGAAGATAATTTTATTTGTTTTGCGTATAGATATAAATATTCAAATGGAGAATATTCAGCAGTTTCGCAGTTTAGTGAACCAGCTTTTCAACCAAGTATCTTTGAATTTTCTCCTAATAGTTTTTTAAACGAGGGGATGGTTAATGCTAAAAATGGAGTACAAATTACATATAACACAGGAAGTTCATTAGTAGTCGGTATAGATTTGTTATTTAAAGAGTCTAACGATCCTACTATAAAAATTATTGAAAAAATAAAAAAATCACCATTAGGGCCTCATGACAGTAATGCGACTTATGTTTTTACTAATAGTAAAATTTTTACTGTATTACCAGAGTCAGAAATATTAAGATTGTATGATAATGTTCCACGATTAGCGAAAGCTCAAACTCTTATGGGTAATAGATTAATTTATGGTAATTACACAGAGGGGTATAATTTAATTGATAAAAATAATCAACCGCTAAATTTGCAATACACAGTTGCATTAGACACTGAAGATGCTACTGGAGTAGATTTAATTTCTTCTAATGCACTGGCATTTAATTATACTGCTTTTGGTAATACTCAAAACATAACGACTGCTGGGTTTTCTTTTGATTTAGGTGGATTTGAAAGCAAATTAGTTCAAGGAGCAAGTTTAAATTTTTCTTTTACTTATCAACATTTATCTTATAGTGGAACAGATACTCCAACACAGTTACAAGGGGAAACCCTAATTAGTTTCCAGTATGTTTTAGTTGATAATTACGCTACAGTATCAGATTTATTTAATAGCTCAGATTTTCAATCTAAAATGGGATTTATAAGTTCTGATATTCAGACTGTAGCAGATGCTCAAAATGGTTTAGGTTCAACTTTAACAGATTCGTTTAATTTTTCTTTATCACCAACTTTATCAGGTGGAGGATTTAGTTACTCTTTAAATCAAACAGGATTAACTTCAAGCACAAGCTCAGTTCCTCCGTCTTCTAATAAAGGTGAGCCAATTAATTCAACGTTAAATGGAACTGAAATACAACTAACATTTCCTGTAGCTCAATATATTCAAACATCACCAGGAACAACCAATTTAATTATATCATACAATACCTTTACATCTATTACTGCTACATTACAAGCTACTGCAGATTTACAAAGCTTACATAGTAATAGAGGTTATGAGTTGGGAATAGTATATATGGATGAATTTAACAGGGCTTCGACAGCTTTAGTTAGCAACAATAATACTGTAAATATTCCATGCAGAAACTCCAGCAATTTAAATAAAATTATTGCCACAATACCAACAAGTCAAGTAGCTCCTTCTTGGGCAACAAGATATAAGTTTGTTTTAAAACCAGATAGAACTACTTATGAAACAATATATTCAAGCATATTCATCAATGACCCAAATTCTAATAATACATTTTTATTATTAGAAGGAGATAATATTGCTAAAGTTGAAGAAGGAGATAGATTGATTGTAAAAAGAGATGCAAACGGTCCGGTTGAGTCTTGTGTATTCGCAACTGTTTTAGAAAAACAAACACAAGTTGCGGACTTTATTACCCCTGCTAGTGGTAATCCTGTTCCAGGAGGCACATATATGAAAATGAACTCTCAAGATTTTTCAACTGAAGAAAGCTCTGATGATATTATTTCTTTAGGAACTTTTCAACAAACTGCAGATAATCCACAAGAAAATCCAGTCGCAGCAAATCCTTTTTATACTACATCTGGAGCTACAAGCACGAATTACAATGTGCCTAGCGGAAGTAGAATAGTAATGAAAATAAAACAAAGAAGAGCGGGTGGAGGCGGAGGCTGTGAAGAAAGAGAGAGTGTGATAGAAGAACAATTTATTGCGCAAGATACTTACACAGACATGTATCAATGGTTTATTAATAGTAATGCAACTTTTGTAATAGAAAATAATGCAATTACTTTGACTGGAAATCCTTCAGACCCCGTAGGAAACGTTGTTATTTCAGGTTTAGTTCCTGGCTCACCTACAGGAACTCCACAATCTAATGGATACGCAGGAGATAATTTAGGCAACGCCACAATGTATACTATATTTGGTGGTCAATCTAATAGTCCATCGACTTCTAGTGATTTACTTTTAAATAACTATTATAGATTTTATCAAAATGGAACAGACAACACATATTCTTTATTAGTAAGTGGTACTGAAGCTTGTAATAATGCTGGTTCATCAAGTAGATATAGATCTCGTGTTGAAATTACATTTACTGTGTTTAGAAGAGATTCAGTGGTTGTATTTGAAACAGAACCAACCGAAGCATTGCCTGATGTATGGTATGAAAACGATGAATCATTTTCTATTGATTCAAACGGTAATCATAGCGGTAACATAACTAATCAAAATATATCTACTGGAGTCGCCGGAGTGGTAGACACTAAATTTTTCAATTGTTTTGCGTTTGGAAATGGTGTAGAAAGTTATAAAATAAGAGATGCTTTAAATGGCAAATCATTTAATTTAGGTAACAGAGTTTTTACCACTTCTAATATAGAGTATAAAGAAGCTCATAGGTTTGCTGACTTAACTTATAGTGGAGTATATAATGATGAAACTAATGTTAATAAATTAAATGAATTTAATTTAGGTTTAGCAAATTTTAAACCACTAGAAGAAAGTTATGGAGATGTTGAAATATTATATGGTAGAAGAACTGATATACTTGTTTTACAAGAAGATAAAGTATCATACGTGCTTGCTTCTAAAAATATTATATCTGATTCAACTGGGGGAGGTCTAGTTGCTTCAGTACCAGAAATTTTAGGAAATCAAATAGCCCGTATTGAGAACTATGGTATTAGTAACAACCCAGAAAGTTTTGTAGCTTGGGGTGAAAACAAATATTTTACTGATGTTAAAAGAGGAGCTGTGCTTCAATTGTTGGGAGGCTCTGCTTCAGACGAAAGACTTATAGTTATATCTGAAACTGGTATGAGAAGCTGGTTTAGAGATTTATTTACTGAAGCATTTACTACTCAAAAATTAGGAGGTTATGACCCATACATGGACGAGTATGTTTTAACTTCTAATTAAATTTTAAAACCTGAAATACCACTTTGTTTAGCGCGTGGTGTTACGCAAGAT